ATGGAGCAGGGCAAATATTTCATACCGTGGAATAAGGAGTCAAGAGAGAGTTCTAAACCTGGAATGAGAAAGTTAGTAGACGGTTTGAGCAGATTAATTTACGGTAAGAATGGAAGGTTAGAAGGACATACGCCCGATGCAGTAATGGCTCTATGGATGTGTGAGTTGTGTGTTCATGTTTTGGAAAAGAAACGATTGGTTTTTACTCGATGGGATTACATATAATTTAGGACATATATCCTCTATAGAAAGACATATATACTAAGGAGCCACACTGGGAATCCAGATGACAAGTTCACCCAGCTCTGGAACCCGAATGGAATTATGGGGAATCTCAGTTGAGACAAAACAAAATTTAAAGACATTGGCAAAGGTTAAGGAAACGCCAGTATCTAAAATGTTAGAACCAGTTATCGAAGACTATATACACAGGCATCGTCATGTCTTGGAATCTAGGAGAATTTAATGGGATTTTTTGACAGATTCAGAAGCAAGCCAGTAAGAAAAGCAACGGGCATAGATGCATTTCTGGAGGATGCTACGGCGGATGTTTCTAAAGATGCAAGGACGCCAGTTTATTCAGGAGTGTCTACAGATACGGCATATCGTCAATCTATATTGCCACAGGTAGACCAATTTTATTTAGAACAATTAGCAGATAGGTATTCTCATCTTAGAACAGTTATCACTCGAATTGCGTCACAATCAGTGGCAAAGGGATGGGAATACCAAGCTATTGGCGAGGGTGACCCAGAGCAAAGAAAGCAAGTAGAATCGCTTTTACGCAATCCTACTAATGGTAGTGCAGATATTAATGGCACAGAGTTTTTTAAGGCAATGATAAGGCAGTTAGAAGTGTTTGATGATTGTTGGGTAAGTCTTGTTTATGACAGGTTAGCAAGTGAAGATGGCAGTGTGTCTGGTAAGATTGTTAAAGAGTTGTGGGTAGAAGATGCAAAGCACATGCGATTTCATGTAGATGAGTTTGGTAGATTTGTAGAGGAAGAGAAGTTTGACCCAGTAACTCGAGAGTTTATGGAAGGAACTGTTAATCCAGAGACGGGTGTAGAGTTAGAGTTTATGGCTTATTATTATGAGAGTGAGGATGGTAAGATACCGTTTGCTCGAGATGAGATGATACATTTTAACAAATACAGTGCGAATGCAAGGTTGTATGGGCAGTCGCCGATTATAGGTCTTTCCAAAAAAATCGAAACAGCATTGGCCATAGAGTCATTCCAAAACAAAATCTACAGATTGGAAAGGCCACCTAAAGGATTCTTAGATGTTCCAGGCCACGATGAGGAATCATTGAATAGGTTAGGTGAATACATAGCAGAGGAGACAAGAAGAAATCCAAACTTTATTCCTATTTTAAGTAGTAGGGAGGCAACATCTACGGCAAAGTTTGTGCCAGTTATGCCTAACATGGATGAGTTAATGATGCTACCTTACATGGATAGGATTAACAATGACATTAATGGTTCCTATGGAGTTATGCCATTAGTTGTAGGTCAGTTGGCTGGAGTTGGTGGATTGAACTCAGAAGGCGAGCAGATTACAATATTTGACAGGACTATCCGAGAAACGCAGCAATGTGTTGAGATGGGTTTCTTAAGACCGTTGTTGAAACTTATGGACGTTGACACATGGAAGATTAGATTTAACGATATAAACGAAAAGGATGAGACTAAGTACTTGAACAACATGAACTTGAAGGCTCAGATATTGACCCAAATGCAGAACGTAGGAGTGGAGATGGATTTGGATGGTGACG